GTCCATGCGCTCACCTGAGAGCAGGGATCTGCGGCCACCACGGGTGCGAGCTTTGAGCGCAGATGCTTCGGCAGCTGCTGCCTTGCGGCGCTCCTCATCTGCTGCGGCCTGCACTTCCTTGGCTTTTCTTTCCATCTCCAACTTATTGTTTGCATAGTTGGTTTGCGATGATTCAAACTGCTGCCGCGCTGTCTGTGCTTGCTGCTCCATGGAAGCACCTTGCTTTGCGTATTCAGCCGTTTGCTTAGACAACTCAAACCGCATGGCAGCTTGATCGGAAGATTGCTGCGCCAGTAATTTGCGTTGATCTGATTCGGCTTGACGGCGCGACTTTCGCGCTTCGTCAGCGGTGTAAGCTGAACTCAAAAGAATAGAAGCTGCAATCCAACCCATAACTAACTCCTAATTAAAATTTCATCAATGTTGTCTAAGTCTGTTTCATCAGTTGCGTGAATGCAAAACCAAACACTGTCTTCATGCGCTGTGATGATGTGATGATGCCCAGCAAGAATATTGATACAGGCAGGTGCCTTGTATTCAGTTCTCACCCCTTCAACTTCCACCGTCACATCACCCTTGGCCAAGATACTTAAATGGTCATAGGCATGCGCATGACTAACTGCATAGTGCTTTGCTGGCAACAGCATCTGCTTTGCGTACAAGCCAGCAGAAAAGTGATGCACCACGCCCAGATCAATATCTATCATTCAAAAGATTCTATTGAAATTTGTACAAGATGCAATAGACAGATATCAAAGTGATATCAACTCATGCAAATACATCAAAGTCGGTGCTGGCGCTGGACTGGCCCATGGGTCGGCCACCGAGCTGGTGGGTGCGGGTCATGCGGTTGTATTCGCCGCCGCCCAGCATCAGGTAGCCGAAGGAGTCGCCAATGTGAGAGTGCTCATTTTTATTTGGGGCATCCCTAAAGCGCTCTTGGCCAGCGCCAACTGCCACACGTTTGAAATGATAGCCACCTGCAAGCGCTTTGCGCAGCAGCTTGCACTCGCGGTTAACAATGAGCCCCGGCTTGCCAGCAATAAGTCGCTGCATGGGGGCGGCAGAGGCCTCTCTTCGCACCTTGAAGTCGTTGCTGGCGGTGGGTTGTGCTCGCAGCCCCAAGGTTTTGAGGTAATCGAAGGCTGTGACCTCATATATCGCATCTCTGGCCATACCGGCTGGGTCACCCCAGATCATTACTTGGTGATTAGGGTAGCGCTGGTTCAATTCAGCCAGCAGCTGGTGGCCAAAGCGCTCCAGTCCCATGTCAAAAGTCACGATTTCTTGATGGATCAGCCACCTGCCGTTGGGCAAGCGCTGGCCAATGGTGGCAGCAGGGGTCAATCCGAAGTCAAGCCCCACCTGTATGGGCACATTGGGGTCAATTTCAGTCTCACCGGACATAGTTGAGTCTTCATACTCTGGCCAAACAGGCCGTCCTTCCTGCACATAGGTGTATTCGCCACCGGCGTAGCACCTGATCCAGTCCAGGTTCTTGCCAAGCAGCATTTGCTGGTAGTAGCCGGGCGGCAAGTTGTGGATATTCTCGGCTTTGGGGTTGACCTTCCACCACTTGCCCGACGCAAAAATGTGATCGTTGGCCTCTGGCATGTCAGGCAGGTTCTCAACGTCCACAGGCACCACACCGCCGGGCTGTCGAAAGAACTTCCACGCATAGGCACCACTCATTTTTTCCTTCTCCGCCATCCTGTGCCACCAATGGTCGTCATCGCAAGGGTTGGTGTCCATCCAGATGCCGTGCCAAGTAGCGCCGCCATCGCGCTTGGTGGGATACCGGCCAACCCGGTGTGTCAAACCATCAATGACAGCCTTGGGCAGCTCACGCGCCTCGTTCACCCAAGCGCCTGTCAGCTCCAAGGACAGCAGCTTCCTGACATCTTTAGGTTGATCAAGGGCAAGGAACATGACCTCGCAGTCAATCCCAGCTGCACCCTCACGGGCAGGCAAGCGGATGTGGTGTGTGATGGGCGGTGTCCACAACATAGGCCCAAACGTGCCTTCTGGGAATAGGTCAAGCCATGTTTTGATGGTTGTCGTCTTGAGCATGGGGTAGCTGTTCCTGACGATCGCCCAGCGGGAATACCTGACGTTGTCAATCGGACTGGCTTTTTGCTGAACAGCTTTGATGAAGATCTTGGCCGCGCAGCCGTAGCTCTTGCCCGACCCCACCGGCCCCATGATCCCCTGCACAAAGTTCTTGCTCTGGATGAAGTCGTAGATCACCGGCGACTCGCTGAAGTCTAGGTTCAGACCAGCCATCGGCACGGTCTTGTCGGACATCTCTTTGGTACGGCTCATCTTCTTGCTCCAGTTGTCTAATCTGTCTTTTGCGCCACATGGTTCCCTAGCTTGAGTTTGGCTTCAATGGCTCGGGCAAAAGCAATGTGCGTTTCCTCATTTTCACCAGCCGTGCTTACAAGCAGATAATCTATCTCCACATCTGTCAGCCCAACCCATGTGCGCTGTGGGTGGGTGTAGAGCTTGGTGTCTGGCGGCAAAGCCAGGCCCTCGGGAAGAAACCGAATATCTGTTTCCCACGCATCGCCAGTAACAATCGCCACAGGCTCTTGCTCTTGCTGTGCCAAGGTACGCGCAGCAACTATCTCAGATGTCATCTGTCGGCTGATTTTTTCTTTCTCAGTGGGCTGCACTGACAGGGGTGGGTATTCCACCGTGCCTGTCTCTGCATTGAAATACTCGCACTGAAAGCAAGCGCCTTTGCAGTCTTCGTAGTTGGGGCATTCCTGCATTGGCCGGGGTGGCTGTGCTAGTGCTGCTTTTAAAACGTCAATCTCAACAAGTAAGTCTTCAATTTTTTTGCAATAACCAGCTACCGATTGGTTTGGTTGTGCCAAGGCTTCTTGCAACCGCACCACTTCAGCAGAAAGAATCTCGGCAATGTCTACGCTGCCGTACCCGCCGCCATCTATGTCATCGCTGTCATCTGCGGCTCCATTTATCTGGTAGCAAAGGCCGCGAGCCAATGCTATGCTGCCGCGCTTCCTGTTAATGCTCATGCTTCACCTCTAACTCTAATTATTTCGGCAAAGTAACCACCAACAACAGTGCCGTATGTGAAGTCCATAGCTTGAGCACTATCTTCAGCACACACCTTTGCACAGGCTTCACGTTCTTTGGCTTCGGCTTTGGCGGCTACCAGTTTGGCAAACATCTGCAAAGGTTCGCCAACACCCGCCCAACACCATTCTGTGTCATTACATAATTTTTTTGAGACTTGCAGATACATCTCAATGATTTCATCTTGTGTCATGCTTCTCCCCTTGGTGCAACAACATTGATGTCAATCACAGACGGCTTCTCACTGCCGTCGTCCGGGTTGTCAAGCAGTCCACTTGCCTTGGCCAGCAGACGCAAAACACCCACCTTGTCGTAGAGCTCAATGTCCAGCGTGGAGTACACATTGCCGTCAGAGTCCTTCTTGCTGTTGACCTTGACAGACTTAATCGCATGCAGCGCGTGCTCTGGTATATCGCTAGACCTCTTCACCGTCACATTGCCCTGCTCATCCCATGACATGATGTCTGTCAGCTTGGTGTTGGCCATGGACAGCAGGGCATAGGCCACAGCCTCTTTGTTGGCCATGATGGTGCTTGAGCGCTCCAGCCTGCGCTGCACAGACCTCACCCCACCCCAGTTGGTCAGGGGCGGGATCACGGTTGACTTAACCCTTGCCATCAGAATGGAATGTCATCATCAAGGTCTGGCACCAAAGCCTTTGGCTGCGGCTGGGCAACAGCAGCACCATACTCAGGCACCACAGCAGCAGCCATCTTGGCCTTGCCCACCTTGAGCTTGAACCAAACCCCGCCGTCATCCTTCTTGTTCACATACAGGTCAAGGAAGTGCTTCGTGCCATCAGGCATCACAAACGTGCCCTTGTAGTCACCGTGCCATGTCTCAGTCTTGTCAGCGTTCTTCCAAGCCTTGCCCTCACTGGGCTTAATCTCGCGGTCATCTTGCATTGCAAATGCTCCTTTTGGTTATTGTCCTACACATGAAAAAAAAGGGAAGAGCTAACTTCCGGGGAAAAAACAAGGGAAAATTTCTGGATGGGCCCCCATCGCTACGGTGAGGGGGCGGGGGGCAAGGGTATCGATCCCTGTGGCGCAGCCCTGCCGCGGCCTGCCTGCCGGGATGCCAGCAAACATGCGGCTTTCCCTGCCGCCAGCAACCAGACACCCCTCGTTGCAGCAGGCTTGTACAGAATCCATACGTTGGTATGCATTTAGGAACTGAGTATTTAAACGACCTACAAGGCGCTGAGCATATGACTGGCTACCTGTGCCTAGGTCAGCATGCTGTCTAGTCTGCATGGCACCATCCAAGGGCTTGGCGAAGCATCCAGTCATCGGGCATCTGCCTGCAACTGCCGGATCCCTGCCATCAGGACGTTGGATGTGGGTGTGATACCCTCGGCTCGGTACAGCGGGAGCAGCACCTCAAGGTTGTATCTAATCTGCTGTGCAGACATGCCGTCGCTGACAAGTTGTGCGATTTCTTGGTTGTTCAATACAGACATGTCTGCATCTTCTTTTTTAAAGTTATCCACAGAAGACAACAGCAACCCTTGTTCTATGTGTTCTCTACAACCCTCAGAGGTTGTGCCATAAACGCCTTCAGGTTGTATCTGGACAAAGTTATCCACAGGCGCTGGTTGTGCCTGTTTGCTGTCTTGTTGTACAACCTCTGGGGGTTGTGCCTGTGCTCCCTTGGCTTGTGCCTTGTTGATGGCTGCTTTCATGTTCTTGACTGTGATTGTTTCGCCTGACTTGGGCATGATGGTGTACCTTTGTTTGGGTTGCTTGAGTACTTTGCTGATTGCTTGGGCGACTCTGGCTTGGCCCTCTTTGTCTGCTTGTTCTGCCTGCATGGCTTGTTGTTCTTTCATGTAGGGTGGCCTTGTGTCTTCGATGGCGCTGGTGATACTGACTGCGTCCTCGGCACTGATTGATGCATCGAAGATGACACGCCAAGTTGTGTACCTTGCACCCGGCATGGGCTTCTTGAGTACTTCTAGGTAGCCTGCCTTGGTCAGCTTGACAAGGTGCTTGCTGATGGCTTGCTGGCTGATGCCGAGCCTGTCTGCCATGGTCTTTTGGCTAACCCAAGTGATGCCAGACCGGTTCATGTAGCTGCAAATCAGGATGAGTGACTTGATCATGCCGGGTGTTAGATCCTTGTCGGTGCATGCTTTGATCGGGATGACCGCAATCTTTCGCTGGTCTGGTGCCAAAGGCTCTTCCTTGATCTTTGGCTTCTTGGGTATGGCAAAAGGCACCACGTTGTCAGTCATCGCGTTCACTTGGATGCCTTCCAAAGCTTGGTGACGTTGCTGGCCAGCTCGTTGGCTGCTTGCTGGCCACGCCTGTCCTGTACGCCCATGATGTAGTCCCGCCTGCTGATCTGCGGGGTCTTCTTGCGCCGGGTGTTGACCGTGACCGGCAGCTTGTCAAGCACCCACTTGGCTTCTGTGTATGCCCGGTAGGCTTCGCTGTAGCTGCCCACGCTGGTGCCGTCAGGCAGCGTGATGAGCTTGGCATCTGGGTGTACCTTGCCGCAGCTGTGGCAGGTGAGCTCATCTGCCGAAGACACGGCTGATAATCTTTTGGCCAATGCTTGGCTGCTGTGCTTGCCAGCGCCGCTCAAGCTCAGCTGTGAGCTGCTTGCGCAGCCAAGTGGCACCGCCTATGTCCTTGAAGGCTTGCTTCTGGCTTGCAGTGACCCGCACCGCGATGCTGATCTGCTTGCCGGTAATCTCACTCCTGGGTCTTGGCATGGGTGTCCTTCAATATCTCTTCGTTTAGCTCAAACGCAATCCTGCGCACTGA